CAGGACCTTTAGATACTGAATCTAAGTATTGCTGTACTTTTAGTAATATACTATTCATTACTTAGACAATACTTGTTCTGGAAGTTCATCATCCACATCTTCTACAATCTGGGCATCTACTTTATCAGAACCATTTGCTTTTTTATTCTTTGCACTATTGTAAGCATCTACAACCTCTGCATTCTCAGTATCAATAGATTCTTGAAACACTTTTAATGTTTCCATATCAGTATCAGATAATTGTAAATTAGTATCTGCATTTACATTTATTTCTGGTACATAGAAAACATTACCACCCTTTTTTTGCCTTTTAGTTTCAAGAGAAAAAGTACAATTAAACATAAGTTTTTTTCGTTTTTTCAATTGATCTAAAGCAGCACTCACTGGTGAGAAAGCTGTTCCAGTTACTCTATATAGAACTGGTAAGTTTTCTATACTATGTGCATTACCTTGTGCAGTTTTACC